GCTGGAGGGATCGCTTGATGCGACCAATTGGGCCGTGCTCGATACCTCGACCAACACGGCTGGCGAGGTGCGCGGCATCACGGGCAAGCCCGTGACGTTCCTTCGGGCGAACCTGGGCACGCTGACGAGCGGTACGGCGCCGACCGTGACGGTGAGCGTTCAGCCGGGGGCGTAGAGATGGACGACTCCGAAATTGATGCCTCGGCAGAGTGCATGGAGACGCTTCTGGCGTGGCTGAAGGCGCTGAAGTCCACTCACGATACGTGCTGCCTCTGCGGTGGGAAAACCGACCGCATTCCAGGGATGATGCCCTATTGCGACCAGCGCATAGTGAGCGCGCCGCTACTGCCCATCCAGCCGGAATATCGGAAACCGCTGCCCGGCTCGCCCGCCGCCAAGCGCGAAGAGATTCTGGCCCATGCGCTGGGGGTGTCGCTTGCGTAACGGCATCCGTTCCTGATGGACCTCGACATCAGGCTACAGCCCAAGCAGCGGGCGCTGATGCAGCTGTGCAGGCGGTCGCCCGCGTCGTGGCTCGGCTACGGCGGTGCGCTCGGCGGCGGCAAGAGCGGCGCCATCCGCTACCTGCAACTGACGCGGCGTTTTGAGAACGCTGGCACAACCGGCCTGATCTTCCGGCGCAAGCGCAAGGAACTGGCCGAGAACCACATCGAGCCGATGCTGCGGGAGTTTCCGCAACTGCGCCAGTTCTGGCGCGAGCAGAAACGGCAACTGGTGCTGCCGAACGGATCAAACCTGATCTTCGGCCACGGCGAGTACGAGCGTGACATCGAAGACTTCCTGGGCAACGAGTACATGGACGTATGCGTTGACCAGGCCGAGGCGCTGACGGAAAAGAGCCTGCTGCTGCTCAACAGCCGCGCGCGTTGGCCCGGCAAGCCCGACGCCACCTGCAAGACGGTGCTGTGCTTCAATCCCGGCGGACCGGGCTCTGCATTCTTGCAGCGCATCTTCTCGACCAAACAGTACAGGTCCAACGAGAAGGCAACGGATTACGAATTCATTCACGCGTTCGGCTGGGACAACATCGAGTGGGTGCGGTCGCACCTGGCGCAGACTGGCGTAAGTCCCGCCACCTACTACAACGCCTGGACGGACGAGCAGCGGTTCGAGACATTCACCCGGCACTCGGAGTACGGGCGCAAGCTCATGCGGATGCCGGTTGGCCTGCGCAACGGCTGGCTGTACGGGCGGTTCGATTCGTTCGCCGGGCAATACTTCGAAAACTTCGACCCATCGCGGCACGTGCGGTCTGTCGGCGAGCTCGGCATCGAGCCGTGGCACCAGCGGTGGATCAGCATTGACTGGGGCTTTGCGCACAATACGGCGGTGTACTGGTACGCGAAGACGCCAACGCACGTCGCGGTGTACGACGAATTGGTGTGCAACCGCACCGATGAGCACGAAATTGCACGGCTGATAGCGGAGAAGTCGCGGGGGCAGACGATCACGGCTGCATATTTATCGCCTGACGCGGCTGCTAAGCGCGGGGTGGCCAAGCCGATCAAGGAACAGCTCGGAACGGCAATGCGGGCGCTGGGGATTCCGTACCCGTCCGATGCGGACAACGCCCGCGTATCAGGCTGGCGGCTGGTGTACTCGATGCTGGGGCCTCCGGGCGCTACGCCGCAACTGTTCATTGCCGACCGTTGCACGCGGCTAATCGAGTGCATTCCGATGATGAGCCGGTCGGCGGATCATCCCGAGGATTGCCAGAAGTTCGACAGCAACGAGCAGGGCGACGGCGGCGACGATTGTTGCGATTCCCTGCGCTACGGCCTAAAAACGTACTTTGGAGACGCTGCACCGCCGATGGAAGAGCAGTACCGGAAAAAGGTGCAGGCGATGGAAGAAGATCGCGGCGAGACGCTATCGCCAACCGGCAGGCACCTGGTGGCGATGAAGTTCCAGGAGGACTGGAAGAAGTCGCACGGGCCGCTGCGCAGGCCGGTGAGGAGGCATTGATGGCCGTGTATTTTTCGATGGTTGCGCTGGTTGCTCTGCTGGCCATGATGGAGGCGGTGCGCCGCGAGCTTCATCGCATCGTGGGCGCCATCGAGGCCCCGGCAAAGTCGCAGGCAAGCGCCTCGTTTACGCTCGGCGGGAGCGGGCAGAAAGGCTTGGAGTTGCCTTCACACTTCGCACAGCTAGCAAGTCCAGCCAACGGGACTCCGGCACAGCCCAAGCGCAACCTGATGCAGCATCCGCCGCGCCTCAGTTGGCAGCAGGTGCGCGCCAAGCTCGAATCCAATTCCATGGAGGTCCAAGACGATGCCCGTTGACAAGTCCGGCCAGTATCACCTGAACCCGCAGAATGCCCGCATGCATGACCGCGCGCCGTCGCTCAAGGCCGCCGTCCCGCACGCGCCAAAGCCTCCCGGCGTGAAGGAACCGGAGCCGCATGGCGCGCCCGCCGTTCACCACATGGAATTTCATCGCCATCCCGAGGGCGGCGGAAAGATCAAGTCCATCTCGCACCACGAGGACGGCTCGCAGTCGGAAGCCGACCACGAGAACGTCCACGATGCCGCCGACCACCTGGCCGAGTCCATGGGGGACGAGCAGGGAGAAGGGATGGGTGGCGGCGAGATGGGCGATGCGAGCCCGATGGGGATGGAACCCCAGCAGTAGCGAGTTGTCCGGCCTGATCCGCGCGGCACGGTAAAAGCCCACTCCAGTCTGCCGAAAGGAAACCATGTCCAAATCAGTTCTCGCCCGAGTCGCAGGCGTGTTGGATGCCTCCAACTTCGCCTTTGGCATCAACCCGTCCATTCCCGCCGCGCAGGTGTCGAACTCGCCCGGCGCGAGCGGCGCCCAGACGATGACGCTGTACTCGCCCAACATCGTGCTGGGCGACGGCAGCTACTTCAATCCGTTCTCGACCACGGCGCCCCTGACGTTCGACATCGGCTCGAACGCCGAGACGGTGACGCCCAGTTCGGTCGCCACCATTGCGCAAGGTCCGGCCGGCCTGACCGTCAACATCACCGCGACCTTCGCCAACGTCCACGGGCAGGGTTGCCGCGTGACCACGGGGACCGCCGGGTTGCAGGAGGCCATCAACTACGCCAACACGGAAAACGGCGGCGGCATTGTCGTCGTGGATGGCGTGTGGGCGAAGCTCGGTGGCACCAGCGCGATTCTGTCAGCGGCCGTTCCGGCGACCGGCGTCAGCGTACTGGACAATCGCTCGGCTGGTCCGCAGTGGTGGGCCGCGAACTCGGGCGCCACCGCCCTGGTCCGCACGGGCTCGGCGCTCGAAGGCTGGCCCGTGACCGCCCTGACTACCAACGGGGCCATTGGTCCGCACGCCAGCGGCAACTACGTCATCACCAAGGCTGGCGTGCTGGCCGACACGCTCGCGGCACCTGTGACGGGCACCGAGGACGGCATCATCATCGCGGTAATGTCGAACACGGCGAACGCCCACACCATCACGGCCACCGGGCTGCTCAACACGGGCAGCGCGGCGGTGAACGTGGCGACGTTTGCCGCGTTTGCCGGGGCGAACCTGGTGCTCCAGGCGTCCGCCGCCAAGTGGAACGTCCTCACGTCGAATGGGATCACGTTCAGCTAGCCATCACGTTTGCGGCGCATGGTGCGCGGGGAGAGCCCGCGACCGGGGGCATCCCCTGCCTCCTTCATGAAACACGCCGCAACCGCGCCACCACCCACCCGGCCTGGCACGGGTCAACGGCGGGGGCATTTGCCGGTTGCATTTCCCGGCACCAGCGACGGCGCGGGCCGCCATGCTCCAGGCGGCAATACTCGCTGCCCCCACCGGCCAGAAACACTATGCCCAAGTTTCTCGAAAACGACCTCGAAGCCGAAGCCCGCAAGAAGGGCATGACGGGCAGGCGCGAGGCTCGCTACGTCTACGGCGCGATGAACGACATCGGAGCGATGCATGGCAACCAGGAAACCGCGAAGGGTGCGGACATGCAGCGCAAACACGATGCGAAGGTCAAGGGATCGCTCAAGAACGCCTCCCGGAGGAAACGATAACCATGGCCAAACTGAACGCCGCGCGGCGCAACGCGCTTCCCTCAAGCGATTTCGTTTTTCCAGGATCGCGCAAGTTCCCGATCGAGGACGCCTCTCACGCCCGCGATGCGCTGAGCCGGGCTAGTGCGAAGGGCGGTTCCGTACAATCGGAAGTTGAGAGCAAGGTGCATGCGCGCTTCCCCGGCATCGGCAAGAAGAAGGGCAGCCTTCGCTCGGCCGCCAGCCGCTCCCGTGGCGCGAAGAAACCGTCCAGCGAACCCACGCGCAAGCCCTCCGGCATCGCCGACATCTTCAACCGCTGATGGCCACCGCCGCGCCTGAACTCGAACCGCCGCAAGAGGCGCCCGAACTCTCGCAGCAGGCCGATGTCGCTGATTCTCCCGACCCGTTGGAGAACGACGAGGTTGGGCAGGCCCAGCTCAAGGCGCTGGTGCGGAAGTACGCCACGCAAGACAAGATGGTGCGGCGCCTGGAAACGCAGGAGGCGAGCCTTCAGCGGTTTTATAACAAGGGCTACCAGCACATCTGGTGGGACAACGCGGCCGGACTGTTTGCCATCGCCAATGGGGCATCGGCATTTGCCTCGAACGACGATTCGACCGACATGCCGCGCTACATGGAGACCTACAACATCTATGGCCCCTATGGGCGCATTTCAAGCTCGGTTCTGACGCAGAACCCGCCGGGGGTGAACTTCGAGCCCGACGATCCCAGCGAGCCTGTGGACATTGACGCGGCGAAGGCGGCAGAAGCGTACCGGCACTTCATTGACCGCACAAATCAGCGCAAGAAATTGCAGTCGCAGATCGCTGACCGCTTCTGGACGGATAGCCGGGTGGTGACCTATACCCGGCTGGTTCATGATGCGGACAGGTTTGGCGAGGACGAAACCGGGGAACCGCGAAAGGTGGCACTGATCGAGGCGTTTGGCGTCCTGGAAACCAAGGTGCCGATCACGGCGCGCAGCCGGGCCGAGTTTCCCTACTGCATTATCTCGGACGATCTGGACATCAACATCGCCAAAGAGTTGTTCCCGGAGCAGGCGCAGAAGATTCAAACCGGCCCGTCAACGGTGGGCGAGTCGGCCTACGAGCGGTACGCTCGCCTGGGGGCATTGCAGGGAACCAATCGGCGCTTGCAGCCTGGCGACGCCTACCAGCACTTGGCGACGCGCCATCGCGTTTGGCTGCGCCCGGCCGCGTTCAACGACTGCGCCGATGCCGTGCGCGACAAGTTCAAGCAGATCTACCCCAAGGGATGCTTTGTGACCTTCTGCGGAGACGCCTATTGCGGGAGCCGCGAAGAGAACATGGACGACCACATCGCCGTCGGATTCCCGCGCGCTGGCGATGGCATGAACCGTCCCAGCCTGGGCAAGGACGGCGTGGCCTTGCAGGATGCCGTAAACGACTACAAGAACCAGGAGAAAGAGTACCTGGACTACGGCATCGGCGCGACGTGGTGCGATTCCGCGCTGGTTGACAACCCGGCTGTGCGGGAGCAAATCTCTCAGCCCGGCAACCGCTATTCGGTTCCTCTTGCCCCCGGCGGCGTGGACCAGATGGCAAGCCACTTTTTCAGCGAGCCGCCGGCCGAATGCCCGCCGAGCCTGATTCAGGCGTACCAGGACATGCGCGGGGCGTTTGCCCAGTTCGTGCTGGGCGCGCCGCCGGCCATCTGGGGCGGAGGCGACGCGCACCAGGAGACGGCCAAGGGCATCCAGATACTGCGCGACCAGGCCATGGGGCAGGCCAGCATCCCGTGGGGCGCGATGCAGGAGATTTTCGCGGAGTGCTACCGGCAGGCGGTCAAGGCCGTCGCCAGCGTGGCCGAAGATGAGACGGTAACGATTGCGCTGCCGGGCAAGAACGCCACCACCGTGCAGGTGACGATTGCCGACATGGCGCGCGGAAACTTCCACTGCATTCCCGACACCGACTCCAACTTTCCGCAGACGTGGGGCGCGAAGCGCGAGACCTGGATGCAGTTCTTGGAGGCCGCCGCCAAGAATCCAGCGCTTGCCGACGTGCTGAACCAGCCGGACAACCTCGAAGAAATGGTCGAGTTGAGCGGTCTGGACATCGTGATTCCGGGAGCCGAGGCGCGCAACAAGCAGTTGGCCGAGATTGAAATGCTGCTAAAAACGCAGCCGATTCCGCCTGACCCGCAGGCCGTGGCGCAGTACCAGCAGATGCAGCAGATGGCGCAGGCCGCGCAAGCCACAGGGCAGCAGGCGCCGCCGCTTCCACCGCCGCCGCAGCCCGAGCCGAGCGTGCCGATTGATCCGGTGATTGACCTGCACAACTACGAGTTTCTGAAGTGTCAGGAGTGGCTGAACTCGCAGGAGCGGCGCGACGCGGAGAAGAACAACCCGCAGGGCGTCGTGAATGTCCGGCTGCACGCGCTCAAGCACTATGCCGCGATGCAGCAGCAGGCGCAGCAGGCGGCCCAGCAGCACGCCAAGCCGCCCAACGTGAGCATCGCCACGCAATTCAAGGACCTGCCGCCAGCAGGCCAGATTCAGGCCGCCGCCCAAGAGGGCATCCAACTCACGGCGCAGGACGTGGGGATGCAGCAGTTGGGCAAAGCCATCGGAGACCAATAGGATGACCATGCCGGAAGAAGCCGCAGCTGTAGCCGAGCCACTCGAAACGGGCGTGCCCGATGCGGGCGTTGACCTGGGGGAATCCGCCGCCGCCGAGCCCGATGAGGCAGCCCAAGGAGCAGGGGAGGGGCAGCCGGAACAACCCGGCGCCGCCGCCGCGACCCCGGAGCCTGACGGCCGGATGCTATCGCCCGACGTGCGGGCGCACCTTGCCGAGCTGAAGGCGAGCAACCCGACGCTGGCCGGGAAGATTCGGGACGCCTTCGGGCAGGCCGCCGCCATCCGCAAGGAGTTTCCCGGCGGTTTGCAGGAGGCGCGCAGCATCAAGCAGCTTGCCGCCGAGATTGGCGGGGCAGAAGGCGTACGCGAACTCCAGGCCAGCGTCGAGGAGATTGCCGAGCTTGACCGGCTCTGGGAGGGAAAAGACCCGCGCGCCGTGGACTCCATGGCGGAGGATTACCCGGAGCAGTTTGTCGAGTTGATGCCGCACGCGATGGAGACGTGGCAGAAGCGCGACCCGGAGGGGTTCAACCGGAACGCCTGCGCCGTCGTTGCCGCGACCTTCCAGGCGGCCAACCAGGAGGGCTACAGCGCTCTCAACCTGCTCTGGATGGCGGACCAGTCGCTTGCGCTGGGCAACCCGGAGCAGGCCAAGGCGATCATCGGGCAGTTGCAGGAGTGGGCCAAGGGGTTTGGCCGCACAGCCGCCACGCCGCCCAAGCCGCGCGAGACTGCACCCAACGCCGACAAGGACCGAGCTGACAAGCTCCAGCAGCAGTTGCAGCAGCAGGAGCAGTCCAGCTTCGACCAGTCGGTTGGGACGGCGGTCGAGGCGTTCGCCGAGTCCAAGATGGAGGCGGCGATTGCGCCGTTCATCAAGGGCAAATCTCTCACCGAAGGCCAGCGCGAGACGCTTAACGCCAAGGTCATCTCGAACCTGATGAAGCGCCTGACCGCCGACAAGCAGTTCATCGAGGCGCGTGAGCGCTACACGGCGGCCAAGGACAAGAATGGCCTCGTCCAGATGTCCAAGGCCAAGATCGAGGCGCTGCTGCCGACCGAAGTCAAGGACGCCTACCGCTGGCTGTTTGGGGGCTCTGCTCCCAAGCAATCCACCGCGCCATCGAAGCCATCGAACGGAACCGCCGCGTCGCCAACCGCGAAGCCATGGATCAAGGTCGCCAGCGTGCCGAATCCGCATGAGGTTGACCCGGCAACGCCATTCGAGATGAAGAGGTGGTCGAGCGCCATCCTCAAGGACGGCCGCCGCGTCTACTGGGGCCAGCAGCCCTACCAGGGCAAATAGCCCGCAAGTTTCCCACGCCTTTGTCTCAAGAGCGGATAGGACAATGGCACTGGCAGCCGCCGGTTGCAGGTGGGACCGCAACAAGTTCTCTGGTTGTAGCGTAACGGCCAACGCGCTTGCTTTGGGTGCAAGAGTATGGGGGTTCGAGTCCCTCCAGCCAGACCAGTTCGCTACTGTAGCTCAGTTGGCAGAGCGGCTGTTTCGTAAACAGTCGGTCGGGGGTTCGATTCCCTCCGGTAGCTCCAAGTTTGTTCGACCGCCAACCACGCCGCCACGGGGATCGGATACCCCGGCTGAAAAGCGAAACCGCAGGCGACGCGGAAGGCATGCAGCACAGCCGCAAAGGTAAAGACACAGCACCGCCCAGGCTGAAATGACGGGCACCTTGCGAGTTCAAAACTCAAAAGGAAAGCCATGTCTGAAGCAACTAATTCCCAAGCACTGGCGCTCCAGCACGAGCTGGTGCGCCCCAACCTCCCGCTGATGTATCAGCAGGACGACACCCTCTGGGGCATGATTAAGGAGACGACCGAAGTTGAGGTCGTCAGTTCACGTCCCACGCGCGTTCCGATGGAGCTGCTGGCTGGCGGTAAGCCGCGCCAGGGCAACCCCGATGGTGGCGACATCGGCCTTGGCTCCAGCTTCACCACCGATTTTGGCACGCTGGTTCCGGTCTACATCTTCATGGCTTGGCAGTATACCAAGCTGGCGGAGATTTCGACCGGCAACAAGCAGAAGGCCATCGAGGACTACGTTACCCTCACGCAAAAGCGGGCGATGCAGGGCATCAACGTGGTCATGGAGTCCCTGATCCAGGGGGACGGCTCCAACACGCTCGACACGGTGGTCGGCACCTCCGGCACCAACATCCTGACCGTCAACAACGGCAATGCCTTCCAGGACAACTGGGACATTGACATCTGGAGCGCACTGGGCGGCACGAAGCGCGGCACCGTCACGATCCAGTCGGTGGACGCGAACAACAAGACGCTCTACCTGACGGGTCCGTTTCCGGACGGCACCGTCGCCAACGACCTGATCCTGCTCAACGGATCGGCCGGCGTCGCCGGAAGCGGCATCTTCGGGATCAAGGCCTACCAGGTCAACTCGAACACGGGATCGGTCATGGGCCTCCCGCGCGCGAGCTACCCCGGCAAGCTGAGCACCCCGACCGTGAACGCTGCCAATGCGGCGCTGACCCCATCCATGGCTCGGCGCTCTCTGGCGCAAATCCAGATCGCGCTGGGCGTCAAGCAGCCCGACGAACTCGACCTGATCTACCACATGAACGTGGACATGGTGGCGGCGTGGGAGGGCACGGGCCTCAACGTCACTCAGGTCATTCAGAACCAGGTCACCGGGCAGAACTCGGTGGACATGCTGAAGAAGTCGCCGCCTAAGACCTTCGCGGGTCGCAAGCTGGTGACCTCGATCAACGCGGCGCCGGGCCGGATTGACGGCCTCTGCCTCAAGAACTGGTTCCGGGTGGAGAACCAGCCGATTGACTTCTACGAAGTCGGCGGCCAGACGCTCTTTCCGGTCTACGGCGGCTCCGGCGGCCTCAACACCTCGACGCTGTTCTACTACTGGACCGGCGTCAACATCGGCAACCAGAACGTTCGCGAGGGCGTGTACTTGCAGAACGTGTCCATCCCGAATGGCTATTGACGGTAGCCGCTAGCGGCCTGGGGCCGAGCCGGTAATCGGCCCCAAAACTTCATGTCAGCCATCGCCATCAACGCCGGTCCGCTCGAAGTCCAGCACTATCCCGGCGCGAACCTGCGCGGCCACGGGATCAACCCGCTCGGGAATCCCGTCTACCGCTGCGTTTGGTCCGAGTCGCGGCTGCATTGCGTCGGCGGCAAATGGCCCGATGGCATCTGCGAGTACCGATGGATTCCGCGCTACCCCGGAGGTTCATGGGTGCTGGAAAAGTGGCTCTCGGCGATTGACTTCGCAGGACCGCGCATCCTCTACGACATTTCGATGCGGGATGAGGAGTCGGGCCTGCTGGCCATCCCGTACCCGGTGAACGGCGAGTACGAGCACTGCTACACGTTCCCTTCGCCCTGCACCATCTCGATGGTCGAGCGGGTAATTGAGTGGATCGAGGCCGGGCGCAAGTTCACTCCGGCGCAGCTTGCGGCAGCCCACTTGGAGGCGCACAACGCCTCGACGGAGGCTTGGCTGAACCGCGCCAGCGACATCTGGAAAGAATCGCAGCAGGCGTTTGGAAACGCGGCAACGAACATCGCGCCTTCC